GCCCTTGTCAAAGGGCACACCTTTTGTTGTCAGGCAACTGCTTGGACGCAAGAGGTATGACTGTATGAGCCCCACCCACTATTAGTTCTGATATCAGTCAGATCTATCAGTGCAGTCTTCCAAATCAGACACCCGCCTTAGGAAAGCGGGATACCTGTTTGGTTTGGTAGTACGGTGGACACTGTCTGCTAAAACTCCTGTGGTATAACAACACTAACTGTTATCGCTTTCTTGCACAGCGTCTGGCGTGTAGCCAAAACGTCGCGCACGTACAGGAATTGTACGGAGATCCCAACTACCATTAACCTGATAGAGACCCTTAACAAAGGTCTCGACAGGCGCCTGGAGAGGAAACTCTTCAGCAATTGCAGGAAGGCGTTATCCACAAAGAGGGACTTAAATATAAAAACTATGAAACATAATTTCTATACTCAAATCCACAGATTCGTGTCTCGCCGTAAACAACAGTCCAAAGTGTGATTGAAATCTTACGAGATCAATCGTTACTTTGCCACTGTTATTTGGGTATTACGAATGGGAGAGTATGAGGAACCTCTTAACTTCACTAGAAATCGTATCAAATTTCTTTTACAGAAATCTGGTAAAAAGTTTACACACCTTTATCTTAAAGAGTGTGTTAGACTTTTAATACGTTATCTAGCTGGTCAAGGGGAAGCGAAATATTCCGGAAACGGAATATTAGTTTCCAGAGACTGACGTGGGATCCCTCATATAATAAGTTCCAAGATTAGAAATAATCTTGGTACTGAACGTATGTTGGTGGTCACCCTCCTTACTCTGCTTTGTATTTATCGTCTAATAGACTATAAAGTTAAGCCAGACTTAGGGACTATTACAAAGTCCTTTGCAGGAAAGTTAGTTACTTTTCCTGTAAATCTAGCGCTTTATGACTTATTAGGGATATCTACCACAGTGAAACTAAGCAATGCTAGGTTAATAATGCTAGAAAGTGCAGGTCCCAATGCTGTTAAATCAGCTTGGTCTGCTTCGATTGACGCAC